TACGAAAAGCGTTTTGTACAAATGATTGAAGCAGGGCTTAATTGTCGTATTATATGGCCCGAACGTATGGTTACGGGAGATTATCATCAAATGTATGAAACTATTGAATGGCTTGGTTTAAAATGGAATAATGATATTCCCAAAGTTATTGATCCATTATTAAATAAAAGTAGGGGGGTGATTTATGAGAACAACGACTGATTTAGTAACTAATATCCTTGATGAAACGACATTAGATGAAGATGTAATTGAAGCCTACATTAATAGTGCTAATGTTTTTGTAACGGCTTATCTTGGTACGAAAGGATTATCTGATGATTTGCTTGCCAATATTGAAATGTGGTTGGCGGCTCACATGATAGTTGTTACAAGGGAAAGGGCTATAAAAGAAGCCGGTGCAGGTGGGGCCTATGTCAAATATGCCGGTGAGTGGGGTGAAGGTTTGTTAGGCTCAACTTATGGACAAATGGCGGTAAATTTGGATACTACCGGAACTTTAATTAACTTAGCAAAACAAAAATCAAATGCTTGGACAAAAGCGGTTCCTAATTTTGATTAACAATGGCAAAAGGAATAGAAAAAATAGCAGCGAAGTTTTGTGTTGAAACCTGTGTTTATTGGGGTAATCCACAGAATGACGGGTACGGAGGTTTTACCTTTGATACCCCAAGAGAAATACTTTGCCGTTGGGAAAACAAAACACAGGTTGATATTGGGTGGTTCTCTACCGGATTCCCTGCAAACTTATTAATCTGCAAGGCTTCGGTTTTGGTTACGGAAGATTTGGATTTGGAAGGGTATATGTATCTTGGAACAATAGCAGGGTTACAGGCTTTAGGGGCTGATACCACAAATCCAATTAGTATTGTTAATGCTTATATAATTCGTCGTTTTGACAAGATACCAATGGTATTTAAGACCGATGAATTTGTACGTACCGCTTGGTTATACGAACAAGGTAAATAAATAATACAATGGCACGTACTTCTAATTTTTATCATGGTCGTGGTGGGGCAAGATGGCTTAATACCCCTTCTGGTCGTATGGCTTCCATGTCCAATAAATTTGGTATCAATATGCGTATGATTGTTCATAGTAACGTACAAAGAGGTTTTGATATACAAATGATGAAACTTTACGGTCGTACTCGTGAAGGATTAGAAACGGCTGTTGACTTTCTTGAAAATAGCATGAATACTAAACCCCCAATGACACCGGAAAAAACAGGAAATCTCCGTCGTGCTTTTTTTAAAGAAGTCATAGATACCCCAAGTGGCCCTGCTATTAAATTCGGGTATAAGGATGAGCCACCACCAGAAGGTGCTCCGTATTTTCCATACGTGCATGAAATGACAGAACCACCGTATGATGATGTACAATGGACTTTGCCGGGTTCTGGCCCTGAATGGTTCCGAATTCATTTACAAAACGATAAAGAAGCAATGTTATATCTTATTAAAATCTATGCTAAAACTGCCGTCGTATGAGCAATTCAACTGCCTTAGATATTAAACAGATGCTTGAATATTACGCACAAGAGGTTTCTTCGGAAACTTCTTCGGGGTGTGATATAGACCTTTATCCAATACATATTGGAAAAGAACCAGCCGAGCCGTTCAATACAATTACTATATTTGAAACGGGGTCAATCCCCCCACAAATGACGTTTGACCGTGATGAAATCTATGAGTATCCTACTATTCAAATTCGTGTTCGTGCCAACAACTATTTGGAAGGGTGGGAGGTAATTTCTAATATTAAGGATTTATTACATGGTAGAGGGCAAATATCGTGGAATGATTCTTTCTATACTTTGATTCGTTGTATGGGTGGTCCTTCTCTTTTGGATTACGACAAGAATCAAAGGGTGCGTTTTACTGTAAGTTTCTACATTCAACGTAGGTATTAAGTGTATGTTTAAGATTATTAATTTTAATTTTAAGGAGGTAAATTATTATGGGTTGTGTAGTAGGTAGCAGTAATGCTATTTCAGGTGTAGGAACTGTTTTTCAACGTTGGAATGGCTCTACTTGGGTCAAACTTGCGGAAGTAAACAGTATTTCCGGACCTTCTATGACAAGGGATTTTATTGATGTAACGTCTCTTGACAGTACGGGAGGATTCCGTGAGTTTATTACGGGTTTTCGAGATGGTGGAACTGTCTCGTTGACTATGAATTTCACACGTACAACTTATGATGTTGTATTTGCAGATTTTGAGGATGATGAGCCTCATTATTATGAAATTGTTCTTCCTGACGATGTTAATACATCGTTTGAGTTCTGTGGTTATGTAACTGAGTTGCCGTTGGAAATTCCTACGGATGACAAGATTACTGCTAATGTCACAATTAAAGTTTCCGGTAAAGTTACAGTTAATTCCGGTAGCGGTTCATCTACTTAATCTTTATATCACTAATCAAGTGTTTTTAAAAAATTCATTAATATTTAAAAATTAATCAAAATGAGTGAAATGGTTTTATTAACAAGGGAAGCCCTTCTTCAGAAGGATGATTTGAAAGTTGAAAAAGTAGAACTTTCAAAAGGGTACGTTTTCGTGCGTGAAATGACCGGACACGAAAAAGATGTATGGGAACAATCAATGTTGAAACAAAAACCTTCAGGTAACAAAAACAAAGGTGTAGAATATGAAACTACGCTTGAAGATTTTCGTGCTAAACTTGCTGTTGTTACCGTATGTGATGCCGATGGCAATTTGCTCTTTAAACCTGAAGATGCAAAAGTCCTTAACAAGATGATGAGTGCAACCAATATGGAACGTATTGTTACGGCTGCACAGAAACTTAACGCTATTAGCGAACAGGAAAAAGAGGAAATCCTAAAAAACTCAGAAGCCGACCAGACCGACAGTTCCAATTCCAACTCTGTCGAGAATTAAAAATAATTCATCCCGACGTTCTTTTACGACAATTAACAAGTCGTCAACTTGCGGAATGGGAGGCTTACAACGCAATAGACCCAATAGGGAAATGGAGAGAGGATCAACGTATTTCTTATTTGGCTTGGACAATAACAAATTTGTTTATTCAGGCTTATAGTAAGAAAGGTACAGAACTAACAAAATTTGAAGATTTTATTTTAAATTGGGATTCAACCGCCCCGAAAGAGGAAAAGGTACAATCCGTAGAAGAAATGAAAAATGCTTTGATGATGTTAGCAAGATCGCAGGAAAAAAGTAAAGATGTGAAAAGGGTACGGACAATTCCTAAAAAATAAAAGGCTATGAGTTTATTGGGGCAATTTTCAATCGTAATTGGGGTTACTACCGTAGGAACTCAACGTGCGATGCGTGAAATACAGTTAATGGAGGCGACTGTAAAGAAGGCACAAGTTTCCATGATGCAGTTAGGAAGGTCTATGACCCAATTCGCATCTTTACCTGCGGGTATATTCGCAGGAGCAGCATTAGCGAATTTTGCAAAGTTTGAATTTAGTATTGCTAAGATTACCGGTTTGGTTGGTATTGCGAGTGAACAATCAAAGGCGTGGGGTAAGGATGTGTTAAATATGGCAGGGAATGTAGGCAAAGGTGCTAATGAACTTGCTGATGCACTTTATTACATTACCTCATCCGGTTTTAAAGGAGCCGAGTCAATGAAAATTCTTGATGTTTCAGCAAGAGCTGCTGCATCAGGATTAGGAGAAACAAAAAATGTAGCCGATATTGTAACCTCGGCTATGAATGCTTACGGTGTTTCGGCTTTAAGTGCAGCCGAGGCAACTAATGTACTTGTGATGGCTGTACGGGAAGGTAAAGGAGAACCTGAAGATTTAACCCGTGCGTTTGCAACTGTTATTCCAATCGGTGCTAAATTAGGGGTCGAATTTCACGAGTTAGGAGGTGCATTAGCGGCTTTAACCCGATTAGGTATGCCAGCAGCCACCGCAGCAACTTATTTGCGTCAAACGCTTTTCACGCTAACGAAACCATCTAAACAAACAAGGGATGCCTTGGAAAAGATGGGTACATCTGCTCAAGAAATGCGGGATTCGTTAGAAAATCAAGGTCTTTTACCAACCTTGCGAACTTTAGGTGATTTAACCGAACGTTTCGGAGAAGAATCAATGGCACGTGTCTTTCCAAATATTCGTGCTTTTATGGGTGTTATTTCGTTACTTCAAATGGATGTTGCTGAAGTAAACGAAATATTTGAGAATACACAAAATTCAAGTAATGCCCTTAACGATGCGTTTGCTGCGGCTTCGGAAACACTTAAATTTAAACTTAATTCTGCGGTAGCTGAAGGGCAATCAATGTTAATTAAATTCGGTGAGGCTCTTTCCCGTACTGTATTACCTATTGTTGAAAGTTTAGGTAGGGCATTTAAAGATTTTGGAGATTGGTTCGGAGGGCTTTCTAAAGGTACACAGGATTTTATTGCTAAAATTTTAGGAATTACAATCGCTGGTGGGCCATTATTATTGTTACTTTCTTTATTAAAAGCTGGATTTAATGAACTTAAAGCAGTTGCAAAATATATATTTACCGGAGGTTGGATTAAAGGTATAAATAATACAACCAATGCACTTAATAATCAGAAAAATGCTGTAAATGCCCAAACAGTAGCTGTTCAAAGACAAACTGCGGTTATAGATGCAAATACTTCTGCAAAAGTAAAGAATAATCTTGCACAACAGGCTTTACTTACTGGAAATAAATCAAAAATAGCAGGTGTAATTCCAATGCCTGTACAGAATAAAGCAACAATGGCAGTTAAAGCGAGTATGGTTGCTAATCAAAGTCTTAATAAAGTAAAGAATCAAATACCAATACAAGCTGCCCTTTTAGCAACAGAGCAACAAAAACTTACAATTTTACAAAATAAGTATAATAGTGCAGTAGAACTTCAAACACGTTTGTTGCAAGCAAGTATTCATGCTACTAATTCAGCAGTAACAGCACAGAAAAGATATGAATCATCATTGGGTATTGCTGATGCTGCTGCGAAGAAAAATAATTTAACTATTTCTATGTCGAGAATGGTTGCTGAACAACGTAATATTGCATTGAGGGAACAAGCGGCAGCGCAAAAAATGGCAGCCGCAGCAGAATTACAAGCAATCGAAGTAGGGCAACTTAAAAATCAATTAGATAAACAAGCTAATGCAGTAACGGCAGCATCAGTAAAGAATAAAGTATTAAATAAAAAGGCTACATTATTACAAATTGAAGCAACAAAACTTGAAGCTGCTGCGGTAAAGGCTCGTAACGCTGCTTACCAAGAATCAATTTTACGACATCAACAATTACTTGTTGCAAATAATACAACAGATAAAGAGATAAGAAAACATCATAAATCATTATTAGCACAAAAACACGCTGTTGAAAAAAGTAGTGTTGCTATGTCTGGATTTACTAAAGTTATAAAAGGTGTTGGTTCTACTTTAACTAAAGTCACAAACTTTA